TGTCCGCCTTCGTAGCGATAGCTGTAGAAACAGCGTCGAATTCTGTTTCAAATTCAGCGCCCTTAATAATTTTGCCGCTGTCACCGGAAGGTAGACTGTCTTTAGCGGCAAAGTCAGTGGTCTTCGTATAGTTACTCATAGTACTTTACCCATTAGTGCTAATACGTTAATCTCTTGGAGAGACAAACCCGAACCGTCTATGTCTGCTTCCAACCCTATTGTTATAACTCCACCGCCTCCGGTAGTGTTTATTCCACGTCGTGACGTTAAATCACCACCTGTAAATTCTGCCGTACTGTTGTACTCGTCTTCGTTAAAGTAACCTGTTACTTGGTTGCCAACAGTAAACTCTGAAGTTTGAAAAAACGTACCAAAGTCATACGCCCATTTAAGAAACATAATGGCACTGTTAGCACCAACGATAGTAGGGCGTAACTTTTTGAGTATCTTAAGACGTGAAGGATCACCAAAGGTCAGACCGGGGCTGTAGTACTTAAAGCGATACTTTTCCCCGTTGTCTCTATATCCTGAGTATCCGCCTATACCTTCACCGTTACCAATTAATAAAGCCCCATCGTTTTTTCTACCGTAAGCTGTAAAGCCTGTACCGGGCCAACGTGTTACACGATACGCACCATTCTCTAGTGTTCCTCGAACGTCAAAACAGTAAGTTGTGTCTTGAGCTGTAAAAGTCAACAGGTAAAAACCTTCTTCTGGGCTATACACTGAACGGTAAAACTCAATCTCATTTTGAAGCAATCCAATAATGTCTTTTGTAATTGTGTTAGAAAGACTTGTAATAGGCATTGACTTTTCTTGTATTGTTCTACCAAAACTTTTTAGTCCAGTATGTGACAAGAACAACACGTCAGTACCTGTATATTGTACAGTATCTCTGTCAACACAGCCTACCCCTGATACTGTATCTGCTAACGCCATTGTTGCTGGTGCTTCAGCTCCTTGGTACACAACAATGCTGTGCTTACCAAAAATAATTAATAGTCCGTTGTGTGCAGCTAACGCAACAATCTCGTCGTAGCCATCAGGCCATACCTTAGCTAAGTTAATAGATCCGCTAGTACCGCCTGACCAATCATGACCTATTAATAAATCAGACCAATAAATAGTAGACCTATCAGAACCAGAATCAGCCGTCCAAAGCCTCCCATAAGCTGCTAATACCTCGTTACCATACATAGCCCCAGTTACACCAGCAGCACCAGAAACGCTGCTCAGAGTCACTACAGAGCCTCCTACAGCGTCATAAACAAGTGGTTCGTTACTTCGCTGAAAGAAATAAATCTTGTCGTTGAAGTTAACCATCTTCCAGTTGTCTTGAGTAATTGTATAACTGCCGGGAGTTTCATCAACTAACGTAGTTGTGCCACTAAGTATCTTGTTGTTACCTACAGAAAATACTTTGGTGTTACCAGCGTTATCTTCAAACTCCTTGATTGCTCTAATTTTTGCAGTACCTAACTCAGTCTTGTTTGTTGTGATAACACTGTAACCTTTACGAGACGCAATACGTCCACGCTTGTCAATAACTGCATTGTCAGCAACATCAGCAAACGACGGATCTTGTGCCAGCGGAGAATCTTCTGTGTTGATTCCTTTAAAGGCAGGAGCTACAAGATTAATGCTTTGTAATTGTTGAGCCATAGCTACCTCACGGCGTGTAGAAGATTACTTCTTCTGGGTGCTTTTGGGCGTCTAAAGCAATAGCGTCAGACAAGTATTTATCAGCAATAGCAAAGTATTCAGGAGCAGACGTACCACCTGTTTCACCACGTTCACGCGCTAAAAAAGCAATAGCTAAGTGCATTACAGGCATAGCAGGTACTAACAAATCATCAGTATCAGCAGACAAATCAGCACTACGTTGAACACAGTTAAACCTAAGCGTGTACACACCATCGGGCTTTGGATAAACATCAATCTGAGTATCACCAGCACTGTTAACACCGTTGTAAGTAAAAAACTTAGGCGGCCCTTTAATTATATCTTCTATTAAATACTGCTTATCAAAAAACTTAGCAGGACGATACTCCATAATTAAATTAGATGTGTCGTTAATAACATTCAGTTCTTTAATTCTGTTTTGACTACCTGTTAATACATAATTAAAAATGTCATCAGTAGTAGTAATTGTTAAAGTAGTACGCAACGCAGACCAATCCCAAGCATCTTCTACAATACGCTTTGCGTCATTAACAAAGTCTCCTGCCATTTTAGAATATGTGTTGCTTTGGACAGACGTTACTTCTTCTTCACGAAGACGACGAAGTACGTTATTAACTAAATTTAAATATGTCATACAAGCATTCCCGGTTTTTTACCGCCCATTCCCATAGTTAAAAGCCTATCAACTTCTTTGTTGTAGTCTACTTTTTGTTGTGGCAAAGCCTCAACCATGCCCGGCGCATAGTCTAATTTTTCTAAATAACCTTTATATGGTTGTGCGCTAGGTCTAGCAGGAGCGCCACCACCAAGACCACCTGCACCAATTGCAGCAAGCAACCCAGTGCTAGACATAATAATATCTTCTAGCCTTTGGCTTTCTTCACCAACGCCTGTTAGTATGTCTTCTTGCCCTCTAAGAAGATTTTCCTGTCCTTCTCCTAGTCCCGTGATGGCATTCAACATAACGTCTTGACGCTCAAGAACACCGTCTTCGCCTGTTATAGCATCAAAGCCTGTAGCTAAACTGTTTGTTATAGACAGGAACGCCTCGTCCATGCTTGCATTTGTTGGGACATTTTCTAGCGAGGCATTAAGAGCTAACGTCAATTCGTTTTGAGTTAACGTATCAGGCATTAAAGCCGCTATTTGATCTAGTTGACTTTCACTAAAGTTAAACTCTGTTAATGCTGTGCGTACACCTTCATCTGTAGCAAAGTTTAAGCCTGCAATAGCATCAGTAATTGTGGTGGTTGCTGTCTCTAATCCTTCAGAGGTAGCAACGCCCGTTAGAGCCGTGTCAATCAAAGTGCCAATATCAGTAAGCTGTAAGCCTGCTGGCATAGCACTAACAATTTGATTTATCTGAGCTTCACTAAATGCGTAGTTAGATAGAATGTCTCTAACGTTATCTGGCGTAGCAAAACCAAGATTACTAATTGCGTCTGTAATTGTATTTACTGCGTCAGTAACATTTGTTGCTGTAGAAAGGTCTGCGTCTGCAAACAACTGAGTAATTTGTTCTTCACTTAAGTTAGCAGGTATGTCTATTGCGCCCGCTATCTGCTCTAACTGTGCGTCAGTAAACCCAAACTCTGACAGGGCTGTACGTACAGTTTGGTCAACACTTACAGCGCCTTCGCCTATTAAGCCTATAGCGGCTAGCTCATTTCGTAAGTTAGCAAGGTCTTCTGAAGTTGCCAGTAATGCAGCGCCTTCTTCGTCTATTACGCCTGCTTGTTGTAGTGTTGTTACAAACTGGTCTGTAAGATCCTGCTCAATAACGTTTCCGTCAGCGTCAACGATACCTGCATTTTGAAGCAGACTTAAAACATTACCCGAAACATCTAAAGTAAGTTGACCATCAGCATCTACCAAGCCAATAGTCTGTAGAGCAGAAATAACACCACCTTCAATGTCTGGTGCTTCTTGACGAATAATATTGCCTTCAGCATCAACTAAGCCAATGCCTTGCAAAGTTGTTAAGAACTGACCAGTAATGTCTTGTTCAACAACATTGCCATCGGCATCAACAATACCTGCGTTCTGTAAAGCAAGCAAAACGTTTCCGGGTATGTCTAAAGCTAACTGACCTTCACTGTCTACTAGGCCAATAGTTTGTAAAGCAGACATGACTCCGCCTTCAACGTCTACAGCCTCGGGTCGAATAATGTTCCCTTCTTCATCAACCAACCCTATGTTTTGTAAGGTAGTTAAGAATTGTCCTGAAACATCCTGTTCAATAACATTGCCTTCAGCGTCAACAATTCCAGCATTCTGCAAGGTAAGTAAAACACTATCGCTTACGTCTAGGCTTAGTTGTCCATTAGCGTCAACAACCCCAAGAGCTTGTAGGGCAGAAGTAACTCCACCCTCTACATCAACAGCCTCTTGACGAATCACGTTACCTTCTTCGTCTAAGATGCCAGCAGTAGTTAAAGCTGCAAGAACTTCGGTTTGAATGTCAGGGATTGCTTGTTGAATAAACTGACCGTCTTCATTAAGAATGCCGACATTTGTTAGGGCAGTAATGATTGACCCCTGAAGATCAGGTCTAATAACATTGCCTTCAGCATCAATAATACCGGAGTCAATAAGAACTTGAGTAACGCCTGTTGCAATGTCTGCTGTTGTTGCTAAAGAAGCTTCTCCAATAATGTCAGCAAATAAACCACGTATAAGAGACTGTTCTTCTTCTGTAAAACCTACAGTTTCGTCAGCGTCTTCTCCAGTTGTATCTTCGTCATCTTCGCCCGTTGTTGTTGTATCATCATCATTATCATCAGGATCAGGATCAGGGTCAGGGTCAGGATCAGGGTCAGGATCAGGGTCAGGGTCAGGGTCAGGGTCAGGGTCAGGGTCAGGGTCAGGGTCAGGGTCAGTAACAATAGGCGCTTGCCTAGTAGGGGTCGGGTCAAAAAACTCATTAATAAAAAAGTCGTACTGAGACTCGTCATCCATTAGCTCAAAGTCTCCGGGCATAATACCCCCTTCCTCTTCAAACCGCTTTACTAGTTCTTTAATAGGATACTGATATATGTCTTCTGTAAGCGCATAAAAAGAGTAGTCATCAAGCAATGACTGATACGTACCAGACTCTAACGTTTCTAATCCCGTCTCTTCTAGGTCTGCTCTTGAGTAAAGTCCATCTACGTCAAACTCTAACTCTGCATCTTCTTCTAGTTGAAAGTATTCGTTTGATTCGCTGTTAACAAAGTAGTTATCACCCCTGTGAGTAAACATAAGGGCCGGGTCTTGTTCTGGCGTTTCTTGAGTAAGTGGAAGCTGTTCTTCGGTTGCTGTGCCTGAATTTACTAAAACATTCCGAGCAGCGCCATATACAGCACTGCCTACGTTTTCTGCAAGAATACCGCCCAGCCAATCAGGTATACCAGAGGGAAAACTACCAGCTAAAACACCGCCAATAATCGTACCTGCTTGAGTAGGGTCTGCTACTGCTCCTTGGATCTGTCCAATAATTTTATTAATCTGTTCTTGTACTTCACCTACTACTTCTCCACCAGCACCAACAATAATAGTACCAATGTCGTTTAGTATTTCGCCAATGTCGCCTTCTTCAATAGCGCCAGTAATTTCTGTATCTGCAATGATAGTACTAATTTGATCAACAACTTCTCCTACTGTAGGTAAAAATATAACACCAGCAGTAGGCATCCAGTTAGGTAGTGATATTCCGGGAATGTATCCTTTTATAGCGTCTAAGATTCCGTTTTCACCAAAAACTCGACCACCAGCATCTACGACTTGTTTAATGTCTACAGTAACGCCAGCACCGCCACGAATTACTAACTCACCTCCATTAGTGGTAGTAATAGGAGTAGTAGGAGTAGCTCCAGCAAACTGCATTGCGCCGCTTTCTAAAACAGTGGTGACCAAAAGCCCCGGATCTTCCATATCCGCAAGAGCCTCTGGATCGTTAACCATAGTGTCAACAATACTTTGAGCTTCTTCGTAAGCTTCGGTTACTACTTGCCTGACCGCTGCTTCTAGTTGTTGTTCTGTACTTATTGAAGAACCTTCAAGCTGCCTTAATACTTCTGCGCTTGTACCTTCAGGAACACCTTGAGTACCTATCATAATGGCAGATAACATTTCAAAAATGTCATCATTGCTTACAAGCCGACCGTTAATTCTAACGCCGCCTTCTCCGGGAATAGGACCGGGAAGTTCTTCTGGAGGAAGCTCAAAAGGATTTTCGTTTCTAACAGCCATAATTATTTCTTCCAGTTAGCCAGACCACGTAGGCCAAACGATGCTGCCACAGCAGCGCCTAGAAAACCTTTGTACCACTCAGGCATAGAATTTAACGCAGCAAACCCGTCCATCACTACAGGAACCATAGAGGGAAAGAACGCAAGTACACAAGGGACTGAAAACAAAATGGTAAACCATTCGTCTTTCCATGAGTTGGCTGCGTTGTTTGCATGGATGTTTTCCCAGTTACCGTCCTGTTGTATAGCTACCATCTTAGCTTCATGGACAGCCTTTTTCTCTTCAGACTTACGTTGAAGGTGTCCACCAACAAGATTAACAATAGGGCCAATCAAAGCCTGTATCATCTAGCAAACTCCAAAATAGCAATAGCCATAGTCACGATAATAGCAATAGAGGCAAAGCCACCTGTCATCATCTTCTCTAGTTTGTCAAAGCGTTGATTGTGT